TACGGATTTAATGTTCCGCTTTTTTGCTAACTACTACAAAGTTCTCGTTCGTTGTCACAATTAAATTGATCTGTATCATCGGGTCATGCGGATTCTAAATTATTTAAAAAAGTCTGTCTTCGGGGAAGAGTCTCCAAGCAGAAAAAACACAACGACAAAAATATATAATCCCAATCTCCCAAACTCAAATGTGGATGAAGCAAATGCAATGGAACTCACAGATGTTCTTATTGCCGTCAGAGTTCTCGCTGAGTCGATTGCTTCTCTTCCGCTTTGTATGTATCAGAAGCAAGACGATGGTGGCTACAAGGCAACAAATCATCCGATTTATGATATAGTCCGATGGCAACCCAACGCCAATCAAACATCTTACGATCTCCGACTGTGGATGATGATTGACTTACTCCTGCGAGGAAATGCAGTCGCACAAGTCATCAGAGATGGCACAGGCAATGTCGTTGAGCTATATCCGTTATTCGCAAACAAGATCAACTATCATGTTATGCCTGATGGAAACCTTCACTATCTTTATCCTGATCCTGAAGATGATGAGAATGAATTGATGCTTGAGCAAAGCGAAGTTCTCCATGTGAGATTGTTCTCTGATGGATATCTTCTTTCTCCATCTATCATTGGCATGAGTAACGATCTTCTCTCAGGCGGTAAGTCAGCGGAAGCATACACAAGAGAGTTCTTTGAAAATGCAAGCGTTGTGTCTGGAGTTATTTCATATCCTGATGAGATGAGTGAAGAAGTATTTCAGAGACTCAAAGAAGATTGGTCGATGCGTTATTCTGGAGTCGGGAATCGTCACAGAACTCCGATCCTTGAAGGTGGAGCAAAGTTCTCGCCTATGAATTTGAATCATGCTGAGAGTCAAATGCTTGAAAGTAGAAAATTCACTCAACAACAAATTTTTGCTTTGTTTAAAGTTCCTCAGCATTTGGGCGGTAATTTAGATCGTGCAACATTCTCCAACATCGAGCATCAAAACCTAGCTTATGTGATGCATACGTTAAGACCGCTTGCTGTGAACTTTGAGCAAAAGTTGCGAATGACTCTATTGTCTGATTCTGAAAAAAATGAATACTACTTCAAGCATCACTTCAACGATCTACTTCGTGGAGATGTCACTGCTAGATTCACAGCATACTCTCAAGCAGTGCAGAACGGAATCCTTTCACCAAATGATGTCAGACGAAGAGAAGACGAACCAACCTATGAAGGAGGAGACACTTACTTTGTCAATGGAGCGTTAATGCCTGTTGAAACAGCAAAAGAACCTGAAGTCGTTTCTCAGATCGTAAACGAAACAAACTCTGATCAAGTCACAAAGGCGGTTGAGAAAGCTCTAAAAAAGAAACTAGCAGATCACAAGGAGAAAGTCGGAGACACGGCAAGCAAGCAAACAACATTGAGAAAACTGAAAATATGTTTCAATCGAGGGATAGGTGCATACAAGACTAATCCAGATTCAGTTCGACCAAGTGTTCAGTCTCCAGAGCAATGGGCGTTTGCAAGAGTTAACTCATTTCTTTACGCATTAAGAAACGGAAGATTCCGAAGTGGTAAGCATGATCTCGATCTATTGCCAGCATCGCATCCTTCAAAAGCAGATAATTATAAGAAGGACGATGAGAAAAAAAATTTAATCAACAAGACGTATTCAGACTATCCAAAGCAAGCCACAGAAAACGCAAAGAGAGCTTTGAAGTATAAAGAAGAGAATGGCTCATCTTGTGGCACAGATGTCGGATGGACTAGAGCTAGACAGCTCGCCAGTCGTGAAGCATTAAGTAGAGAAACTATCGCTCGTATGGCTTCATTTAAACGGCATCAGCAACACAAGGATGTTCCGTATGATGAGGGATGTGGTGGGATTATGTGGGACGCATGGGGCGGAGACGCTGGTGTGAATTGGGCAATCAGAAAACTAAAACAAATAGATGGTGAATGATATGAAGAGCAAATGGTATTCAGTAAAAGAAGACAATGTTTTAAACATAAGCGAGCAGAAAAAATATCGTGACGTTTTCATACTAGATGAGATCGGTGGATATGGAATTTATGCAAAAAACTTTATCAGAGAGCTAAATCAAATTGATGCTGATGTAATCAATGTCCACATGGATTCAGTCGGTGGGAATATCACAGATGGCATTGCAATCTACAACGCTCTCAGAGGTCACAAGTCAGAGATTCATGTCCACATAAACGGCATCGCTGGATCGATTGCTTCGATAATTATTTTAGCAGGAGACAAAATATACATCCCTGAAAATGCAGGAATTTTCTTACACCTTCCAATGTATGCAGAGATGGACTATCCAAATCGTCAGGATATGACAGAGGCGATTGAAGTTCTTGGAAACTTTGAGAGGGTACTGACTTCAACATACATGAAGCATACAGGAAAAGATGAAGACTACATCCGTCAACTTTTAGAAGCTGAGACATGGTTGTTCGGTCAAGAAGCTGTCGATTTTATAGGTGAGCAAGCAGAGGTTGTTGAGAAGATCGCAATGGTTGCTCGGATGAAAGATTTAGAAAAATATCCATTTAGTGCATCACTTCCAAGCGGTGATGGTGAACAAGATGAAACAGAGGTTAATAATATGAAAGATGAAATTAAAGCAGAAGCAACTGAAGAAGTTGTTGAAGCATCTGTCGAAGCAACTGAAGAAGTTGTTGAAGTGACAGAAGAAGTAGTTGATTCATCTTCACCAGATCACGAGGAAGCTGTTGATGCAATCATTGACGCTGATCTTGAAAAGCTGGCTGAAGAAGAAGAAGAAGAACTTGAAGAAGTCGATGCAGAAGCTGAAGAAGCTGAAGCGGTGTTGGCTTGTGAAAAAGAGCGTGTGAGCGACATCATTGCAATTGCTGAAAAGTATTCAGTTGACGCATCAGTTGCTCTGCAAGCAGTAAAAGACGAAGTTTCAGTTGGTGACTTCAAGGACTCTCTTCTTGATGTTTTGGCTAAACAGCCAGCATCGAAGAAAATCGTATCTTCTCCAGAAGGTGCAAAAGCAAGTGTTTCGGAGTTGCGTGAACAATTAGACAACGCAACCGATCCGAAGCAGAAATACTTATTAGCAAAACAAATCAAATCTTTAAGATAAGAAAGAGGTAAATACTATGGCAACAGCAAGTGGAAATAGCTCAAACACTTTAAGTGTTAACGAGTTAGCAACAGATGTTTTAGATTCATACAAAGTTCAGTTCCCTGTGATCGGCAACTTTGCTTATGATTTTTCATCTGATTCAGCTCGTAGAGGACAAACAATCACAGCTCGTGTTTTGAGCGGTGTAGCAAGTGCATCAGATTATGATGCTTCAAATGGTTATGAAGGAGCAACAACTGACGTTGGAACTCTTACAAATGACTTAGACATCACATTGGATCAACACAAGTATGTTTCCATTTCAATGGATTACTTGGACATGATTTCAACTCAGCGTGATCTCTATGGTGAAGTTGCATCAACTATGGCAAACACATTAGGCAAAGGACTAATGGAAGCAGTTTGGAATGGTCTTGTAGCTGACAACTTCTCAAAGTCTGTCGTGAAAGACGGAACTACAGCAGGTCAAGAACACAATCTTGATATGCTTCATGCAGTTCGTGCAGAAATGAACACAAACGGAACTGCTGTCGCTGGTCGTTATGGAATCGTAAATTCATCAGTTATGACTCAACTGTTGACTGACACTCGGATCGCTTCAGGTGATTTCTATGGTCAGCTCTCAGGTGCAAACGGAATTGGTATTCTTCGGAACATTGCTGGATTTGAAGCAATCTATGAATATCCTGCTGGTGATGCAAATGGCGAGAATCTAGTTGGATTCTTCGGGGATCGTTCTGCGATCAACATCGCTTCTCGTGTTCCTTCTGACTTCCAAGCTCAGGCATCTCGTGCAAATGCTCCTGCGATTGCAAGCAACTCAATCGTTCAAGATGCTGATACTGGCTTGCCAATGATGGCTCTGTCATATCAGAAGGCAGGAACTTTTGACATCGTAGCAACCTTGACTCACATTTACGGACTTCGTTTCGGTAAAGGTGGATCAGGCGGTTCTGCTGGTGATCTTACTGATCTCGGTGGCGTTCGTTTGGTAACTGCGTAACTTGTAAAGGATTCCCTGCCCTTCGGGGCGGGGTCTTTTTAATTATGATCATCGAACCTTATTCAATCAAAAAAGTAACAGACACAAGTGTTGAGCCAATAACTTTGACAGAGGCAAAAGCACATCTGCGAGTTGACTCATCTGATGATGATTCATACATCTCGGAATTGATTAAGGTTGCGAGACAAAGTGCAGAGGTTTCTGTCAGACGTTCTCTTGGTGTTTCTCAGGCATATCAAGCGTCATACAAAACCTATCCAACAGTCTCAAGAAAGTTGAGCGTTCCAAATCCTCCGTTCGTGTCATTACAGTCATTGAAATTTTTTGATTTAGACAATGTCGAAAAGACTGTTGATTCAAACAAGATCATCATCGACAACACAGGTGACACAAATGCTTTTGTTGCCATTGATAGCTCGGTGACACATCAAGGAATTAGTCGAGAGAAAGTTGCTCCTGTGACTCTATCTTACACGGCAGGATATGCTTCGGTTAATGATATACCAATGCCGATCAAGCAGGGAATGTATTTGTTGCTTTCTCATTACTATGACACTAGAGAGCCGATTAGCTACACAGGAAGACCTTTGCCAATACCAAGATCGGTTGATTTTTTATTCAATCAATTCAAGGTGTTTAAAGCATGATCACCATTCATTACAAAAGGAATGAAAAGACCTTGTGTAGAATGGACAGTTGCATTGATTTTGAATGTGTTTTTTTAGGGAAAAGTTTGAACGAAATGCCAGAAGCTACTGAGCTGAAACTTTTGTTCAACATAGAAGACGGAGTTGAAGATACTCTGAGAGATTTGACGGAGATGATGGGGAAGGAAAGATTTAAAAAACCCATCGAATTTAGATTTAAAATAAAAGAAGGAAATGTTGAAGACACTTTTGAGTTTTTAGGAACGCCCATTTTGTATCGGATGTGTGATACTTCAAAACCAGAAACAGAGATGACATTAGCGGTAAGACATGATGACGAATGACATAACTGACACAGTAACAAAAGCAATAGTGAGTGGAACAAGTGCAGGAGTCTCTTGGGGACTTCAAGATGTTTCTTATGTTGCTTCAATCATTGCTTCTTGCATTGGTATCCTTGTTGGACTTAATGCTCTTTATAATATCTGGAGGGGCTGGAGAAAATGAGTGTCGAATTGTTGGCAATGTTAGGTGGGAGCTTATCTGGTTTCATAATGAAATTGATAGCTTCACAGGCACAAGCTCAAACCAACATGGTTGAGAGTATGATCAAAAAACAAGGAATAGCAGATGACTCTGCTGATAGAGCGTCAAAGCGTGATGGCGTTGCTGGTCAGGTTGTGCGAAGAACGATTGCTCTCTGCACATTGTTTGCAGTTATCTTTGCTCCGTTCATATTGGCGTTTTTCAATGAGCCAGTTACTATTGAAGCGGGAAGCAATGGAGGTCTTTTTGGATTCTTGTTTGGCAATTTATTTAGCAGGGGCAATGGATGGATAGAGCTTCAAGGTTATGTTCTTTTGCCTGAAGTACGTCAGACAATGCTGGCATTAGTTGGATTTTATTTTGGAAGCTCTCAAGTCAAGTAAGGTATGGAATGAGAAACATTGGAAGATTAGATGAAAGAATAGAGATTCAGAGTCGCTCTAGTGCAGAGAATGACTTTGGAGAGCCTATTGAATCGTTCTCAACTTCCAGCACCATCTCAGCTCAAGTCATCGTCAAGTCTGGATCAGAAAAGGGAGAGGATGATAAGCAAGTAAGTATTCGGAACATTCAGTTCAGAGTCCGTTACTTGTCATCATTAGATGAGACAGATCAAATACTTTATCGAGGCAAGAAGTATGACATCGAGTTTTTAGAAGACAACAGGAGATATGGTCAGACAACAATTCATGTGAAGGCGGTGGAGTAATGTCTACAACAGCAGATTTTCAAATTACAGGAGTCAAGGAGTTAACAAAAACTCTTGATCAATTTGGCAAAAAAGCGAAGAGGTCAGCAGTCAAGGAAGCTGTTCTCGCTGGTAGTGAAGTCCTCAAGACAGCATTTGAAAATGATGCTCCAACAGATACAGGTCACTTGAGGAGAAACATCGGTGTCAGGTTTAGAAAATACAAATACAATTCAGTCGGTATTGTTGGCGGGAAAAGTTTGAAAAATCTTCCAGTCAAAGACAACACAGGGATTTATTTTTACATTTTAAACTTCAGAAAGAATGTTCAAAAGTCTCACTATCTTTGGGCGAATAAATCATTCGACAGAGTTCAAAGTGTAGCAAGAAGTGCGGTTATTTCCTCTCTTCAAAAGTCAACTGACAGACTAGCAAGGCAGGTGGCATCGTGACATTCTTCAAGGCATTATGTAAATATATCAAAGCAAACATTGCGACTGATGACACAAATGAATTTTATCCTGTAAAGCCACCACAAAATGCTTCGCTTCCATACACAACATTCAACATTGAAGAAGACTCAACAGATCCAACTCATTTGGGCGGGTATCCTTCGGGAAGTGCTGTGGTGCAATTTGATTTTTTTGATCAGACAATAGCTGGTCAAGATGCAAGAGTGAAAGCGTTCAAAGATGCTTTCGTAGGACAATCATTTGATTTGGATTCCTCAGTTCAAATGGCTTTTTGCGAGTCATACAATGAGCAATCCAACTTTGGTGATTTAGAAGGGTTGGTCATTCGATCAATCGATTTACGAATAAGATATAACTTTAAATAGAAAGAGGTAAATACTATGGCAGAAAGAGCATTCGGAATGCAGTTTTCTTATGCAAAAACTGGTGGAAGTCATCAGGCTTTGGGTGAGATTACTGACATCACACCACCATCAATCTCACGAGATTTGATAGAAACAACAAATCACAGTTCAAACATAAAGTCTTACTTGGGAGGCTTAGTTGATTATGGTGAGGTTTCAGTCACTGTGAACTATGATCCAGATGGAACTGATGACGTTGGTCTTCGGACATTGGCAACTGGTGGAACTTATGACAGCGGAGACGCTTCAAGCAATCCTGCAAACTATGAGTTCAAGATCACTTATGCTGACGCTGGAGCAACTGTTGAAACTTTTGACGGAATCGTCACAGGTTTTGAAACATCAGCTCCTATCGATGGACAGCTTTCAGCTACCATCACGATCAAAGTATCTGGGGCAGTTGTTTATTCATAATGTCTGAGCATTTCCAGTTCGGAGATGAGGTAATCATCAAGGGAACTATCACTCGTTCGGGTGGTAGCTCCTCTGATGATATTTACTCAAGCGAAAAACCTAAGAAGCAATTTGATGTCAGAGATCACATCAACCCTGAA